CATGACCGAGCAGCACGGGCAAATGAACCCGCGCCTGACGGTTGCGAATGGCGTTCTCGCGGCAACCCCAGACCATCCGCTTTGGGCTGAAATAAACAGGGCAATCACGCTTACGAACCCGCCATATGACCGCTGCACTTTTGGCCCAGTTCTGACCACCAAACTTTACCGCACACACCGGAATCAAATCACACTGGGCGCGTGGCCCTTCTTTTATCCAGCCTCTATTTCTGAGGCCGTGGGCGTATACCACGCCTGCCGCCAGAACGGCGACCACTACGCGGCCCGGATCGCCCCCACATGCGGTCAATTGCCTTTCGTCATGCACCTCTGGGCAAACGCTAACAAGCACGACCTGACCTCACCCCCGCGAGTTGTGCCGACTGTCGGCGAGTTCTCCGGCCTGCGCGCCGTTTTCCCGATGCTCGATTGCCAACGGCGAGACGACACACAACCCTTCCGCGCGATCCTGGAAGGGCTCGAACGTATCGGGTTTGAGGTTGACGCGCCTGACCTCGGGGCGCCGGTAAAACTTGCCACAGCCGACCTGATGGTCATCTGGAACGGGCGTAAAGGAAAATACCTCGAATGGGCCGACTCTGCCGCCAAGGCCAATATCCCTACGATCCACATAGAGCACGGGTTCTTCGACCGCCGCGCCTACACCCAGGCCGACCACGCGGGCATTCTCCATTGGGCGTCATGGACGGACAGCCTCAACCGTCCCGCTCCCACTTCTGGCGCGGATCGCCTCACCGCGGTTTGGCCTTACCCCCCTCAGTCGTTCACCAAGCGTCACGGTAATATTTTGGTCATCGGCCAGGTCGCGGGTGATGCGCAACTTGACGATTCTGAAATTCAGCTGTCAACCCCGCTTGAAAAAATGGTTGCGCGTTCTCTCCCGCGTGGAGTGAAAGCGGTCTTTCGCCCTCACCCCGTGTCGCGGCAGAAACTCGCCAAATACATGCCTAGATGCACTGAACCCACGATTGTTGATGCCATTGCCCAGGCGCGGTTTGCCGTGATGATAAATTCCAACGCAGGGAATGAATGCCTTGCGATGGGCTGCCCCGTCCTGTGTTTTGGGCCCGCTGTCTACGCCAAGGCGGGCGTCGCCCTGCAAACGTCCGTTGCCGACTTCCAGATCAACTTTCAACGCATGCTGGACGGATACCTCCCAGATACAGCAAAGGTCCGCAACTACCTGCAGCGGCTTGCCTGCCGCCAGTGGAACCAAGGCGAATGGCGCGACGGCAAGGTCCTGGCCTCTCTCGTTAGAAAGGCCATGGCATGACCGATATCCTGAAAACCGCGTCCGACTGGCTCAACACGCAAAACGCCGCGCATCGCGCCATTTCCGTTACCTACCGCCGTAGCTCCACAACCGCGATCGTCGCCGCCGTCATCGGCAGAACCAAATTCCGCGTCTCGCACGAATACGGACAGTTCGAGACATACGACTCACGCGATTACCTGATTGCCATCTCTGCTCTGTCCGCGTTTGACGAGCCGGAAAGTGGCGACGAAATCATTGAAACCATCGACGGCGTTGACAAGGTCTTTGAGGTCATGGCGCCCGCCGATGAGCCGCTTTTCCGCTACGCCGACCCCTACAGGCAAATCTTCCGCATCCACACGAAATTTGTGGGGGCCGACTCATGACCATCACCCAACTCGCGGAAGCCGTCAAAACGTCGATCAACGGCGCTGACTTCACCATGGCTTTTACTGCCGTCCGCGTGGCTGTCCCTGAGTTCAAACTGAAGGACATGGAAACGCTCCATGTGACTGTTGCCCCGGCTGAACTGGATATCAGCATGCGCTCCCGTGGTTCAGACGTTCACCGCATGGGCGTGGATATCGGCGTTCAAATTCGGCCCGATGACAAATCGAATGCCAGCATCGATCCGTTGGTTTCTTTCGTCACAGAACTTGCAAACCATTTCTCGCGCCTGAAACTCACGGCCAATTCCGAAACCGCAACCTGGAAGAGCGTTGGCGTTGAGCCAGTTTATGATCCAGCGACACTCCGAGAAAAGAATCAATTCCTGAGCGTGATCCATCTGGAATACGAGGTGGACAGACAATGCTAAATATTTCCACCCGTGAATATTTCAATCCGAAGGCAATTGCACGGCCCGTCCGCAACGCCGCTCGCTCAGTGCTCATGAGACAGGCTGCGTACACCCGCGGCGTGGCTCGCAGGAAAATCAGTAAACGCAAAGTCAGTGCTGCGTCTGCCGCAGGAACACCGCCTTATACCCACAACATGGCGCTCAAGCGCTCTATTTTATTCGGCGTAGGTGACGTGTCCGCGGTTATTGGCCCCGCCAGAAGCCTGATTGGCGGCATTGCCCACACTCACGAATGGGGCGGGCGCGAATACAACCTAAAAGGCAATGAACGCAAAAATCAAACGCGCGGTCGTCATTACCCCGCCCGTCCGTTCATGCGCCCAACACTTTCCGACGCCACACCGCGACTCGCGGAGATGTGGCGAAATTCCGTCAGACAACACGCATAGGAGAAAACTGCCATGTCCGCAACGCACGGAATAGACTGCAAGCTGTACCGAAACACTGCCTCTTGGGCCGCCCCCACCTGGAGCGAAATTGACGTGATTCGGTCTATGACTTTGCCCATGACTCGCGACAAAGGCGACGCCTCAACCCGAGGCGACACGTTCAAGGCATATGTCGCCGGGCTCATCGACGCGCCTCTCACGGGCGAAGCGCTTTGGGACCCCTCTGACGCTGGTTTTGCGGCCCTGCTGGACGCCTTCATCGCGAAGACCACGGTTGAACTCGCCATCCTCGACGGCGCGAGCGACGCGGCCGGGTCCGAAGGCCTTCACGCAGATGTCTACGTCACCAAGTGCGAACGCCAGGAAACCATGGACGGGGCAGTTCTCGCCAGTCTGGAATTTGCCATCGCCAAAACGGCGAACGCGGCCGCGTGGATGACCGTCGCCAGCTAAACAGCCCACGCGAGGCAGGCGCGGAATTTGCTCCTTTCGCCGCGCCTGTTTCGCGATAACTCGGAGAACATCATGGCAAGAAAAAACGTTCAGACTTTCAAACCCTTTGAACCGGTTCGCTGCCCAACCTGCGGCGCGGTCGGTTACGTTCGCCCTGGGGGCGCAGCGGCTTTCCGGTGCCCCGCCGGATGCAACCCGCCAGTATTACCCAAGCCCGTGCCAGCACCCAAGCCAGCACCCAAGCCAGCACATAAGCCCAAGCCATCTGAAAACCAAGGCCGGTCGCTTTGTAGCGAACCCGCCGGGCCTTCTGCAATGCCGCTGATTACCAAAAAAACCTGACGCATACACACCAGGAGGGAACCTCATGCAGTCATTCAAAGATTCAACCGGGCGAGCCTGGAACCTCAGCATTGACGTGGGTGCGGTCAAGCGCATTCGCGACCTGCTCAAGGTTGACCTTATGGACGCCATTTCAGATTCCGGGCGCCTTCTCATGAAGTTGGACGGCGACCCATGCCTTCTCGTGGACATCATTTATGTCCTCTGCAAACCCGAAGCCGACGCAGCCAACATCACAGACGAGGATTTTGGGCGCGCCATGATTGGTGATGTTATCGACTCCGCGACTGCCGCATTCCTGGAGGAGTTAGCAAATTTTTTCCCAGGCCGAAGGCGGACGCTTCTGAAGAAGGCCGTGTCGAAGGTAAATCAGGCCCAGAACATGGCAGCGGATCGAGCCGAGAAGGCACTAGACGAAATGGACCTGGAGAAAGTGCTGGACAACGTGACCAATCTCGCCTTGACGGGTGGGACTTCGTCGCTCAATGCGCAGGAATCCTAGGCGTCTCGCCTGATTCCTTCACTCTCGGCGAATTGGTTGAGTATGCGGAAAGGCGGTTGAAAAGCGAATGGACACAGACAAGCGCAATCATGGCCTTGACTGCAAACGTGAATCGCGATCCGAAGTCGCGCCCGTTCACGCCAAACGATTTCAACCCGTTCACGCCGCCTTCGCCGCCGCCAGGCATCCCGATCAACAAACAGAATATCAAGATTCTAAAAAAGCTTTTTGTGGACAACGCTAATGGCATTCGGCGCAGACATTAAAGCAGGTGGCGCTTACGTTGAGATAAGCGCTGATGACTCAAAAATGAAGCGTGGCCTTTTGCGCGCACAGGCCCGCTTGCGTTCGTTTGCCCGCGTCGCCGGAGAAGTCGGCGCGGCCATGACGGCAGCTTCGGCAGCAGCGCTCTTGCCCATGGCGCTATCCGCAAACACGTTTTTGAAGTTCTCCGACCAGATGCTTGAGGCCAAGGCCGTGACATCGGCCACGTCCGAAGAATTCAAGCGGATGACAGATCAAGCGCGTTTGCTTGGCCGAACGACTTCATTCACCGCTCAACAGGTTTCGGAGGGCATGACCGAGCTTGGCCGCGCTGGATTCAAGTCCAAAGATATTGAGGATGCAATTCCCTCTGTTCTCAATCTTGCCCGCGCCACAAGAACAGACCTCGGCGAGGCCGCGACCATCGCCGCAGCGACCATGCGCGGGTTCAAACTCGAAGCCAAAGACACGCTCCGAATTTCAGATATCCTGACTGCTACCGCCAACCGTTCCGCAACAAATTTGACAGACCTTGGCGAGGCAATGAAGTACGTCGCCCCACAGGCCTCAGCCGCCGGGGAATCCCTGGAAGATACTGCCGCTGCGCTAGGCGTTCTCGCAAACAACGGAATCAAGGGATCAATGGCAGGCAACCAGCTTGCCCGCGCCTACAAAAATCTCTCCAAAGAGGCCGCACAATCAAGCCTTGCTGAAATCGGCGTCTCAGCGGTTACAGCAAACGGCGACCTGCGCAAAATGGCCGACATCCTTAGCGATGTGGGGAACGCGACGAAAGAAATGGGTTCCGCGAAGCGCCTCAGCATTTTTGAATCCCTCTTCGGGCGTGGTCAAGCGGGCGCGCTCAAATTGTCTCAAGGCGCTGATTTCCGCGACATGCGCAAGACATTGGGCGAGCTGGAAGGCGCGGCCTTGAAAACCGCTAAGGTCATGGACTCCGGGCTTGGCGGCGCGTTCCGAATCATGATGAGCGCGGCTGAGGGGGTTCAACTCGCCATAGGTGGGGCACTGTCCGACACGCTCACAGGTTATATGCGGTCGCTCACGGCTACCGCAGGGGACATCACGACATTTATCAACGCCAACAAGGATTTGCTCATCACCATTGGCAAGGTCGCCCTTGGCGTGGGCGCGGTCGGGGTTTCACTCCTGGCCCTGGCATCGATTGTCAAAATAGTGGCGGTTGCGATTACTGCGCTAAATGCAGTGATATCGATTTCAACTGCTTTGTCGCACGCTGCTGCGGCCAATCCTTTTTTTGCTGTGCTCGTAGGGTCTGTTGCCGCCCTTGCTGGCGTCTCATATGCAATGAGCAGATTGTCAAAGCACACGGCGAAAACATCAAGCGATATGTCAACAGCACGCGAACAAATGGACGGGCTACGGCGTGTGAGCCAGCTTGCCGTGGAACGCTTAGGACAACTCGCAAAAAAAACATCCCTGAACAGCGCGGAACAAACAGAAGCCTCAAAAATCATAAAGCGGCTTGAAAGCAGGTACGGAGCCCTTGGTGTATCAATTGACAAGTCGACTGGTAAGCTCGTTGGCCTTACAGGCGCACAAAAAAAACTCAATGAGGAAATGCAACGTCGCGCCAAATCTGATATCAACGCTGAGATTTCGGAACTGAAGGGCAATATCACAGAACGCACGCGAGAGGCACAGTCCGGACTTGAAAGTTTTTGGTCTGCCATGGGGCAGCGATTAGGCGTCAGCGACCCGAACAAAACCGCAGCAAATATGCAGGGCCGAAACGCTTCAGATCTTTCCCGCATTGCAGATTTGCAGAAGCGCCTCTCGCGGATAAGCAATGGCGATGCTGGATCGCTGACTGGCGATGGCCAGAAGGAGCCAAAATCAGCCGCCAACAAATCAGGTGGATTGTCTGCCGACACAACCGCGCTCGCACAGATTGAAGCCGCAGAGAAAAGCCTTGCCGCCGTCCAGGACCGCGTCACCAAAGAGCGCCAGACGGAACTTGAAAACGAGATCGACGGCATCAAAGAACTAGGGGACGAATATGACGATGCGCTCAAGAAAGTAATCGCTGGCGAAAATGCCAAGCCGCTTGTTGACCTGCAACGAGTGAAAGAGCTTGAGGCAGAACTCGCCAAGGTCGGCGATGTTGCCGGTGGCATGATTGCGAAGGCCATCAAAGCCGCTGCCGACAAAGCCAAGGCAGAAATACAGTCCGTCGACGACCAAATCAAGAACATGCTCCAGGGCATCACAGGCACCCGCGCCAGCAGCAAGGCCGACAAAAACGCGAACAAACTCATCGAAGCAGACCCTGCAACAGCGGTCAAAACATTCTCCGACGCACTCAAGGACGCGGCTGCCGTCGAGGACACGCTAAAAGGCGAATTGACTCGGGTCAAGAACCGAGCGTTTGGCGATGGGAAACTTGACGACGGCGAAAAGCGCGAGCTGAGTGACGCGCAGGAGCGCGTGCGCGACGCGGCAGAGAACACCGACCAAATCTCCGCATGGCTTGAAAACGCGAAGGGCACCCAGGATGCAATGCAGGAGGCCGCCAAGCGCGTTGATATCCGCGGGTCATTTTCCGCGTCCGCGTTGGGCCGTCAGGGGTTTGGCGACAGCGCGGGCGACCGCCAGGCCAAGGCTTCAGAAAAAACCGCAACCTTTGTCAAAGAGTTGCTGGACTACATCAAAAATAACGAACTTGTGTTCGCAGGATAAATCATGGCGACAACCGTTGAAAAACTTTGGAAGGGCGCGACCGGGACCGCGAACAGCGCGGTCGCCGTGGATTATGTTGTGCGCGGCGCGGCCGACGAAGACGAGGCGAAAGTTGCAGCGCTCACGGATATCCCCTCTACACAATTTGGCCTGACGCTCAAAAACGTTGAGCACCGCGACCGCCTTGCAGAGGACACGTGGACATTCACGGCCAACTACTACGTCGCGCCCAACACATCACAGCCAACGCCTGATACCACGTTCACCTTTGACGCCATGGCCTCGACTCAACACATCACGCAGTCCATTTCCACTGTGAATTCCTACGGGCCTGAAAAGACTGCGCTATTTGCTGGCGCCATAGGCTATGACGGGAATAACGTTGCCGGGTGTGATATCTACGCTCCGTCCATGCAGTTCACGGAAACTCATTTTTTCACTGACGCAGAAATGACTTGGGCTTTTCGCCGCACGCTCTCGCGCATGGGCGGCAAGGTCAACAACGCCGCGTTCCGTGGGTATGACGCAGGCGAGGTGTTATTCCTGGGCGCCCGTGGCGACCGGCGGGGCGACGACTGGGATGACGAATGGGAAGTCCAATTTATATTTGCGGTCCAGGAGAACAGAACCGGATTGTCAGTTGGCGCCATTACCGGGATTGCAAAATGGGGATGGGAATACCTCTGGGTTCAGTACGCCGAGGTAAAAGACACGGTCAATTCCAAGCTGCTCAAATACCCGGTTGCCGCCTACGTTGAACAAGTTTATCACACGACAGATTTTGCCGCCCTCGGAATAGGAACCGCGGAGCTGTAATGGGAAAACTGGTAAAAGTCAGAGCCGGCACGTCAATGAAGTTGAGCGCGGCGACATATAACGCGTTCATCGACACGGCCAACACTGTTGCCAGCCACGGTGGGAATACAGGCGCAGGCAGCGCTTCTGAAAATGACACCCCCTCGCGCTTTGAAAACACCTCCGGCTACGACGCGCCACAATACGCCCTGGTTTGGACTCATGGCCGTGGTGTCACCCACGACGTCGTAACCGTCACCCGTTGCACTTTCCCCGGCATTGCATCCGTGGGGATTACCTCCGCGCCCATTGCAAATGGGGATCACGGTCGCGGCTGGACAGATGGTGTCCACCCGGTGTTGTGTGACGACTATGCGGATTTGGTTGTCGGCGACCGCGTGGGCGCGCAAGAGGATACATTTTATGGCGCGGCGTGTGGCTTTGGCCCGCTGGAGATCGTTGGGCTTGTACCGTCGGGCGATCAGCCGTCTGGACTCCCCGCAGACGCCGGGCTTGTGCTGGCCACATTCAGCCCCAACCCCATCGAGTCGTTTTTGGTTTTCAACAACACGGTCACCCATATCTACCAGGGGGCCGCGTTGCAGCTCATGGGCTACAACCACACCAAACGCGCGACCCTGGCCAGCCACCCCGCGTCGTACAGCGTGGGCGCCGTGGCGCTCTCCGATATCAAAATGCAGGACTATGGCTACGCGGCCGCGCTGACAGGTGGACGCCGCATTGTCCTGGCCGCAGACTATCTGGAACTGGCCGTGGGCGACCCCGTGACGTGGGTTTACAGCGAATGGGCGTTTGCGTATTGCGACAATGTCGAGACCTATGAGCCCGCGTTGGTGGTTGTCGGGGTCGTGCCCGAGGCCAAACAGCCGTCCGGGTTGCCCACCGACTCCGGGCTCGTGTATGTCATGTATGGCATACCCGCGTGTGAGGCGATAACGCCAACGCCAACGCCCACGCCAACCCCGACGCCGACAAATACTCCAAC